CCCACATATTTCTTTACAATGTTGGCATTAGCGCCAGAGTAAATATCCCGAACAAAATCATAAGTAACGATAACATTGCCATAGTCAATATAGTCCAATACAAGCTGTTCAACCAACAAATCAAAACGATCTTCTTTGAGCTTTTTACGCATATAAGCTTCAATAGCCTGACGCTTGCTCATCATAGAGGCTGACTTGTCATCCGACTGCCAAAAAAACCAATCCTGAGATGGAAACAAGGCTGCCATGTAGTTAGCATGAAGGTTGTCTCGTATCTGCGTTAGCTTAGGCGACACAGTGGAGTTATTCCAGCTAGTGACAGCACCATTAGAGGTTTTACGGGTATCCGTAGCAAACAAGTATTGACGTAGTTCTTGTTTGTCTGTTTTCCACTCTAACCTATCAGAATCCCATCTCTGCCACATATCAGCAATCTTTGTGGCTAGATGGTCTGCATCAAAACTATCTACTTCAATGTTATCATTCATCGAAATCTAACGCCTCCAAAGCGCGAAGAAAATTCTATTACATTACTTTTATCTTTAGACCTACGTGAAGAAATGGGCGGTTTAGCTATTTCAACACAAGACGCTAAAGCGTCTTTTATGTCGTCATGTTCGGGATGATTCATTATGAGTTCTTCTTCCAACAGAGAACAGTTACCGCCTTTGTAATGAAAGACAAACCCATGTTGGTAACGTGGCTCCAAAATAGCTGAAATACGTTCTTCTTTCTTTACGTTTCTAGGTGGGGTGTACTCGTCAATAGAAAACACTATGTTTTGACTTCTCATGTAATCTTTGAATTGAGACACAATAATCTTTTGCATCCCCGACACTTCGCACCGTATTTTTCTAAAGCGCCATTTACGATACATTCTTTCTACTTTGCCATACATGACGCTAATCTTGTTTGTCTTAAATCTTTCAATGTCTAAGACATACAAATAATTATCCTCATCTACGCCTAGTATTAAAATTACGGTAAAATCTGAACCTGTATTTATTGTGTACGCAAAGTCCATAGCGGCAAACACATTGATAAGTTTATCGCCTATGTACCATGCACCACTTACGTTAGTTACCGATTCTCGCTCATAATAATTAAACCTACTTCTGTCTATAATGGCATTTTCAGACGCATTGGGGTTATTGTAGTATTGAGCAAAAAATTGCGTAATGTCTAAGTATTTTGCTTTTTTACGCGCTAATTCTTTTTCGTCAAACCCAAATGTCTTTCCATCCGCTCTACGTTGCTTAGGCCATAGAAACTCACCATCAGTTTCTACAACACGCTCAAACACTTCATAGACAGGTACTTCTACATCTTCATCTTTTTCAGCGTCATAATAGGTTTCCGTCATTTCCATCAAGTCTTTATACAAGTCTCCCGGATGGTAGCGAGTACCTACGACCCACTCTTTAGACCCCGTTGACTCAATAGACGATAGCTGCGAGTAGTACGACTTAACATCGTCTCTTCCCTTTTCAGTATAAGCATTATCGGGAACAACAACGTCATCCAAAACAGCCAAACTACAGTGCATACCAGTGACGTTAGCACCAATACCAGCAGCTTTAATAGTTGGGTCACGTACACCTTCTTCTTTCCTTTTATGGTGGTCAATAGCAATTTCACCCTCAGTCCACTTTTCTCTACGACCTTCTTGCTCATTAACCATTTCAGGCCAATAAAACTTATAAGTGTCGCTAGTAAAGATGTCCTTAATAAACTTTAACTGCTTTTCTGCTAAGTTAGCTGTTGCAGATACATATAAGACAGTGGTATCAGGATGCTTTGTAATCCACCATGCCACACGATAGGCGACCATAGCACTTTTACCGTGGTCACGCGGCAATAAAAGAAGTTGGTTATCTTTTGCGTCATCTCTAGTCCACCAACGGCAAAGTTCAGAATGAATGTCTCCTAATACACGATGAGGCGCTATAAGACGAATAAAAGTCTCTAAATCAGCCTCAGCAGCCTCACGTATGGCTTGTTTGTCTAATTGTTTCTTTTTAACTACCATTAACGACGACCTATGAATTTTCTCATGTGTCTTGGGTAATAACGTTTAACACTTACTACTGCCCCACCTGTTGAAACAACAGCATTTCCAAATGCTTCTTGACTTATAATACCAAACGCGGAAATTTGCACCACTCTAGTAATTGTTAGAGAAGCAGTGCCAAACGCTTCTGCGCTTAAAATACTGGAAGGAAACACCGAAGCAGTGCCCCCACCAGTAGAAGTTACTACAGGGTTTCCAAACGCCTCTGCGCTAGGTATTCCAGTCGGATAAACAGTGGGAACACCTAGAGTTTGAGGGCTTAGAAGTGTTAAAAGCATTTATTTTATAAAGATTTTAATAGATTCAATGTTGTTTGTGTCGTGGTAATTTCTGCATCAATGCGCTCGATTTGACTAATATCACCAATTTCGGAAGCAGATGCGCGTTGCACAATTAAATGATTTACAGCGTTAGCTACATCTCATTCGTAGCCGAAAACAATAGTGCTGATATTGTTTTCTACGTCGTCAACGCGACTAACTACCGCTGTCGGCGTTTTTGGCACTGCGGGCGCAATAACATTGAACGTCAGGTCGCTCAACGGAACATTTTGAATGTCCATTAAATAACCCAAAGGTATTACCACAGTAACGCCGTCATCATCAGTAATGCCGATAGCGTTTTGGTTCCCCATAACATTACCTTCTGGGTCGCGGATTAAAATAGATAAATCTGCTGTCTTAGTCATGTTTAGCCTTTATGCGAAGAAGAATGAGCCTGAAACATCGTTAGCCGCCAAGCCCGTTGCGGTATTGTCGGTCAATCCTTTTGCGGCAGTGACGCTGTACGTTATTGCGGTGGCGAACGCAATGCCGCCAGGAAGCTGCACAACATCTTTCCCGCCCGCCGGGATATCAATTTCGAACGCGGCTGACGTTGTCCCAAGAGTTGGTGCGGTGGCGTTGAATATCTTGACCGATCTAAGGCCGGTACTGCTGTTTTGCAATTGCCAGCTGAGAAGCCGCCCAGCACCACCTTTGATCGTGGCAGACGACGGTGTCGCTGGAGATAGCACAGAAACAAAGGATGCTGCACCAGTAGCACTAGCGCGATATTGAACGCCAACGTCAGCAGCTAAGTTTGTGCCTGCCGCCAGTGTAGGAGTATTAGCAGATAATGTAACCGTTTGCGCCGCAGGAAATACCACGGGAAGCGGAGATGAAAAACCCTGTTGTCTTACGCCAGCCAAATAAACCGGTGTATTTACAACATCTTCAACCGCTACAAAGCCCACCGTCCATGTTGTCGTACTAGCTGGAGCCGTTGAACCGTTAAACGCCCATAAATACATGAACAACTCAACGTCATCATCGGGGATATTCACGTATCTATGACCACGTACCGCTACCGCAGGCGTGGTGCTTGAAGCCACCAACGTATCGGAAAAATAGATATTTCGACCGTCAATTGCCGTCTGCGCCATGTGACCCGGCGAAGCAGTCGTATTTATTGTCGCTGTCGTGTCGCCAGAGTTCCAGCCATATCTCTGAGCATCAATTGCAGCGGCAGTGGCAGTCGTGCCTGAATACAACCACCGTACATAGTTCCAGCCAAATAAGTCAACCGTGCATGAACCAGAGGCAGGCCAGCCAGCGACCGTGAAAGTAATGGTATCGGCTGACGGAATGGAAGCAATAGCATACCGCCCCGGCACACCGTTTGCCCCACTAATAGCGCCGATATTCATAAACTGGCCGACATTAGCCGCCGTGAACCCATGAGCTACTACGTTTACTGTAATGCTTGTAGCGCTGTTAATTGTACACGATACACCCTCGGCAATACGGTCGGCCAGCAGCACAGCAAAGTTATTGTTGGCAATACGTTGGCTCAATATGGTCTGGTGTCGCTCAATAAGTGCGCCGTTAAATGAAACAGTGGAGCGTGCTAAAAACTCACTGTTTGCCGTTGTTCCTGTCGTCACTACTAAATTGCCTGCCGACTGAGAAACGCCCATTCCCGTACCAAGCCTGCACTGCGTCATTTCCGGGCTATCGAGTGCCGACGCACTTACTCGCGTAAAGCTCACAGACCATGTGTCTTGCGGTGTTGGACGAACAACAATGCCAGCGTCGGTAGCGTCTGCGTTTGTCGCTTTTACTCTCGCATGGACGGCTGAATCAGGCTGCCCATCTGTCAACTTAATGCGTTGATACTGGACACCAGAAACATCATCTGTTGCAACTGTTTCACCAGTACCGGGAGTGTACCCTACATTATCAGCCATTTATCACCTATAGTTTGAAAATTTTATTAGCGCCGTTGTCCCAAGTAACATCCGCTTGAGTTGCACCAGCAGATACAGGCAAACCTGTTGCTGTATCTATGTAAGCAATAAGAGGCGACGTTCCAGCTACACCTGTATCTTTATAAATTGCTAAAGCCTCAATAGAAGGCGCTCCAGACAAACCAGTAAAGCTAACATCGTTTGCATCTGCAACACCTAATGTTGATGTTTTACCACTCAATGTAATAGGAGTACCTACAACAGCAGACGATATAGTGCTATAGAACTCGTCTGTATCAATACCAACCGTATAAAGCGCAGTATCAACAAGAGCCACTTTAATAGTGTCTACCAACCAATCAATGTCAGCATTAAGGTATTTTTCTCGTCCCTTACCATATACAGCATTAGCCATTATTAAACTCCTTTGCTAATATTCTACGGGCTTCTTTATATTTTTCATATTTTTTAGTTAAACGCCACATTTCTTTTTCTTTTTCTTGTAACGTTAGTTTAATTTTAAGCAGTTTTTTAAGAAAAATAATCATAACATTTTTGTCGCAGTTAATGAACCAGAAGTTGTACCCACTAACAAAGCAGCTACATGAGTAGTAGTAGCGTCTTGAGTGTTAAACACTTCTGTTCCAGCAGGAAACAACATAGACGAAGTGGTTGCTGTAACGCCACTTCCACCGAATTGCAAATAGACATCAACTAAAGTAGCAATGCGTACAAGCTCAGTGTCACTAGGAAGCTGAACTCTTGCCGAAGAAGTAGTAACATTCAATGTTACATTTTCTGTAGGCTGTAACGCTTGTACAACACCGCCACTTGTGTCCCGAACCATTTGAGGTTTTAACATTATTTCATTTTTCCGTTTTTAGTACGAGCAAACGACCTATTCTTAGAAGCAGGTACAGCACGTAAATTAGACCTATGATTACCACCACCTTTACTTAATGGGCGCTTATGGTCTACGTCCTTGCCGTCCCCTTTACGCACTACACCTTCTTTTTCTAGCTCACGCCTTGCAGAGTTTCTTTTTGCTCTACGTTTCTTTTGTTTGTCGTCTGCGTGGTACTCATTATATTCACGCCCGATAGTCACGAACCCCATTTTTACTGTAAGGCATCGTGTCCTCCTTTCTTGCTTTGATGTTTAGTGACTTTGTTGCAAAACCAAATAAATTCTTGCAAATCTGTATCGTTTCTCCAAGAATTTAACGCAGCACATACAAGTTGTATATTATCAATTGAGTATGCTTTTCCTGCTTCAATTCTGTCTATGCTTGCGTTTGTTTTAATTTTTTTACCTTTTTCTAAAATACAAGTTAATTCTATTCCAGATAAAGCGCACAATCCATTTTGTTTTTCTAGCAATTTAAGCAAATCATTTACTTTTATATCTTGTCTTTTTCGAGAACGGCAGCACAAACGTGCAAAGTATCTTTCCCAATTCCCCGAAATATTTTTATATTGTGTTTCGGTGTTACACGAACCACTTATATACTTCCATTTATCTTTGCACGATGTAGAACAAAACTTGTGAACTCCTGAGTTGGGTTTGAACTGCGTATTGCACACATGGCATAATTTTAAGTGCCAGTTTGCGTTATCATGCCGCCAACCGCCACCAGGCATTATCGCTTACCTCCCATAACTAACCCAAGTCTACCTATGTCTTTCTCTATTTTCTTGTTGTCTTGTTCGCTTGTATCTTCTTCTTCTTTTACAGGCCTTCCTACGGAGTTTTTAGCCACTTTAGCTTTCATTTCCTTATACTGACCCTCTGCAAGCCATTTAGCAGCAGCAGTGCCTCCCTGACCCGCTGCATGTTGTTTTAGAAGCTCTATGGCTTCCATTTTAAGCTGAGTTTCTACTTCATCACGCCACGCATCAAAATAAGGCTTTAGCTTTTCATTGTTACGCAGCATACACCAGTGTTTCCAGTCACCCACCAAAGCCATAGCAGGCTTGTAGTCAGTGACATCACGGCACTCCAAATACACTTCACGCCAGTCATCTAAGGAAAACACTGCATATTTCTTATCTACGTGCTGTGCAGAAGTTTCCTTAAACAATCCTGTTATTAGCGGCCTGTTCTGGCTGTCACAAAAAACAGACTTGTCATACTTAATTTTCTTCATTGAGCTACCATTTGATGAAAAGCACAAGGAGGCTCATCTATTTCTACCAACGGTCTTAAAGAAGCAACCCCATCTTCATTCACATGAGGAACAGGAGGCATAGCAAAACAAGCTCCATAAGGTTCATTCATGTTTCCTTCAGATTCTTGTGGCTTGTAAAAGCGACAATTGCCACATACGGGAGCCATAAAATCAACTTGCTTTTGTTTCTTCATGCTATTTTATCCACTAGAAAGGACACAATGCCACCTACAATTGACGCTACACCCATTCCTACCCAGAAGCCCCCTTTAGACTTATTGGCAAGCTCTAATAGGCTTTTAATGTCATTACGAAGTAGGTGGACTTCTTGCTTTAGCAGGTCAACTTCTGCTTCTAAACGTCCGAACTCGCGGGGGTCAATGGGGTTTGTCATATTACCGTGGTCCCTGTAGTCGTCGCGTTCGTATTCCAAATCCCGATGAACTTGCATTGAGTGGCGGAAAGTGACGATGAGATACGATTGACATACCCCGCAGCGACAACACGGCTGCAATCCGCAAAAGCTAGCGTCCCTTCGATATCGAGGTTGTTCATCACTACCTGCGTGCTATTCGAAAGCGTCGTTCCTCCGCCGTTAACACGCACCGTTGGGTCGCTATTATTTGCGCCGCCGTCGCTTACGGTTAGGCCGTGAATGTGAATGTGAACGCCGTTGGTTATCTGCATTGGGTCGCCAGTGCAGCGAAAGATGTAGAGCCCCAAAAAGGTGATATCTCGCATCCCCTGCGAGCCCGAGGTCGTAACGCCTTCCCCTTTAAGCAGGACACCAAAGCTCCAAGTGCCGTTGCCAGTAATAACGACGTTGCTGAACATCATGAAGCCAGGGCGGTTGTTCGTGTCCGCTCCGGTAATGAAGATAGCGCAGCCGGTGGAAGTCCCGCTGCCCGCGCTGACTCCGAGATTGATCATCCCTCCGCCTTTGTTTTGGTTCGGGTCGGAGTTTGCGTATCCGCTACCGTCCCAAACCAAAAACGAGCTCTGAGCGGTACCCGCCGTTCCGCTCGGCGCGTAGTTCCGAACGAGAAACTGCCGGGGGTTTTCCCCCATAAGGGTGATCCCGTTTCCGATAACGTTAGGCTTCGTGTTGAAGTTGTAGTTACCGTTGTTGTCGCTGACGATGTACGGGAAGTAAATCGTCCGCGTCCCCGACGTTGCCGCCGCCGCGAGCGCCGCGTTAAAGGCGGGCGTCCAGTTCCCCCCGACGACGAGCGAGGCGTAATCGCGGATGTTGATAACGCGTGAGCTGAGAAGCACACCGGACGCCATCAAAAGGCTGGCACCCAAGGAAATTTGCTCGGGGCTTCCGGCTCCTGCTGTGCTCCGGCCAATGAGGCGACCGGAGGCAATGTTTTGCAGCTTGGCGAGCGTCACACTATTATCAGGAACAGCAATAGGCTGCCAGCTTGCTAAAGACCCATCTGTACTTAGATACTTACCACTATTGCCTGTTTGTGTAGGAAAGTTGGCTTGTGCTACAAGCTGCCATCTAAAAGCCGATAAATCTGTAGCAAAAACACTAGATGTATGTGCAACAACACAAACATAAGCTGAACCCTCTTGTTGTATTACATCCCCTACTTGATAAGCTGTAGCTGTTAGCCACTGGCCTTCCCAATTAAACCCTTCTACCGTAATGGGGTTTCCTTGATTTAGAATAAGAAAGCCATTCATGTCCAGATTAGCAGACATCTGATTGGGGGTATCCCCATCCCTAGACAACGTATTGTCAAACGCATCCTCAATAGCATCAAAATTGGCATTAAGAGCATCAACTGTTCCATATCCTGATGTTATTGTGCTTAACGGTACTTTAGGCATTTAGATGTTTTCCTGTCACTTTTTACGTTTGTGGTATTTTTACAACATTTCTCTGAAACTTGATAATTTTTGTGGGATTTTCTCGAGTGTCATCATAATAATCCTCAGCACCCCCAGCCCCCTATGTGACCCCCCCTAAAGTTACAAATTGTTACACTTGTAGCTCATTGTGTTACATTTGGTTACATAAATGGTACATTATGGTACATTGTGGTACATTAGAGGTACATTAGTGTTACATTAGTGTTGTTTTTATGCAACAAAGGTCATTTGTGTTATAGCCCTTAGAGTTTAGAGTTGCCACTATAGTGCCTTATACACTAGAACATTAACGTAATGTTTTTCCATAATGTAAAGAAAAAACAATTACTTATGAGCTTAATGCATAAGTGCCTAATGTGTTCTTTAGGCAAAGCGAGGACATGCTAGAAGACAGTAATTAGCGGTCTTTTAGCTTGCCCACAAGAATGATTCATTACTTCATTCTTCCCAGCGTGTTACCTTGTTCCTTGGTTTTATTGATGCCCCCAAGCGTATTAGATAACTTACAATGTGCAGTTAGTTCTTATTGTCGGCTCTTAGTAGATTTTGTGTCTTCTGAGCAGTAAGCCGTTTTAAGTGATACCCTAACAAGTTCACCAGCGCCGTCCTCTAAGCGCTTACAAGCCAGCTTGGCCTTAGGATGCACGCATCTTTACTCAACCCTCATACAGCTTGTAATTCACATTATACAGACTTTCTGAGCGCTTGTCAAATGCCTACCATATAGATTAAGACAATGCAATAGTGCTGTGTCTTATATGTTGTTTTTATACAACACATAACAAATGTGTAACAGTTTGTAAGAATGGGGGTTTATGGGTTGACATCCCGAATCAGCCTGATAATATGACCACATCGAAACAAACTTTGAAGGGGTAGAAAATGGGCTTCAATGCACGGTTAGAACAATTAAATAAAGAATGTCAAGAGCGTGATGTTGTCGATGCATATTATGACGCATTGGCTTTGTTAAAACAAGCAGAGGCGCGAATGACTGAGGCAGGTCTGCAACTTAAAGGAAAATGAAAATGATTATATTTCTTTTTTATCCAGAGGGCGCGGAGCAGTTTGATGCCGCCGCATTTAACCAAGACGGGACATTTATCATGGCTGGACACCGTGAAGAGTGTGAGCAAGCAGCCATCGACGCTCGCGGTTTGTACTGCTGGTGGGTTTCCGGTAAGCCCGTCATCAAGGGTGATTTTGAAGGCTGCGTTGGATTACAACAGGAGCAATGAAAATGCATCACAGAGACTACAACGCATGGCAAGCATTACAAGAGAAGCCCACAATGTACCATGCCAGAAAAAAGCCAAGAGAAAAACACGTAACAGTTGTTCCGATTATCAGTATTATTTTTACAGTAGCGGTTTTATTTATTTTGTGTTTATAAAGGAGCAATGAAATGCCTACGATTAGAGAGGTATATGATCCGCTGATCAATGCAGCACTGGCAGACGATCCGCGTGCTTTATCCATGCTGGCTGACGTGGGGGCAAAAATTTTTAAGGCCAACCCCGGCAAATGTAAGGATGTCGATGACGGTGTTGAGGCCGCAAAAAGAAATCTGGACTACTACTGCCAGTATTTTGACGAAATTACGGCCACTAAAGTTAAGGCTGTTTATAGGCTTGGCCGAGGCTTTATTGACTTATTGGGGCATAAACACAATTTTATTTAATCACAACGAAGGAGCATTAAAATGATTTACACCATAGCAATAAGTGATCTTAAAGCTGTCAGCCTAGCAATGGCAGACAAGGACATTCGTTATTATCTGAACGGCGTTTTGTTCGAGCTCGATAATGCTAAGGGGTACAGGCTTGTCGCTACTGACGGCTACAGAATGCACATCGTGTGCAAGCGCAAATCACAAGCGGTAGATTCTGTCGTCATGCCTCGAGATACCGTTTGTCATATACTAAAACAAAAAGTACAAGCGTTCGAGATTGAGATTATCCCAGGCGAGACGCGTCAGATTAAAATCGGAACAGGCGCAGGGTTTATTACAGTGCCAGAAGTAGTGGGTAAATATCCAGACTATCGACGCGTTATGCCGAAGCAATTATTACCACAGATCGAGCCAGCACACTATACGCCAGAGTACTTAGCAGACTTGGCAAAAGCCCAGAAAATACTAGGCACAGCACAGCAAAACGGATACATTGCCCAGCAAGGCACCAATGGCGGTGTATATGTCTCTGATGAGAAATCATTTTATGCTGTCATTATGCCAGTGCGCCACAAAGAATTACCAGAATCAGGCGAGTTTGAAAAAGGCCTGGTCAAGGTGCAAGCATGAGTGCCGACGAGATCCTAGCAGGTCTATCATTTATTGGATTGTTTGTTTTTGTTTGTCTTATTTGAAAGGGGCTTATATGTCTTACACTGAAAACTTGAGCGAAATATTAGGATACGCACGAGAGCGCGAAATGGTGCGCGACATCCTGAACGCATGGGGCAATCACTGCTTGCCTGTTGATTTTGATGATGACGGCGTAAAAATTGGATTTAATAAACAAAGCGGTAACGTGTTTTTAGTCAACAGTGATTACCAGTGTTGCATGGTGAACGGCGACAAATTAGAATCTTTCTATTCATCGCCATATCAAGGCATAGAAGGGTTCTTCGATGAACTTGTCGAGCAGTATTCACACATGCATCACGAAGATCAGGAATGGTTGAGGGAAGTTGCAAAAAATATAGACAGACTCGACGAGCTGCCAGCACTGGAAGAAAGCGAGGCATAAAATGCAACGGCTTATTATTTTTGTTTTGCGCGACGGTACAAAGCACGACACAGTAGAGAAGGCTAAAGACCACTGTAAAGAAAAAATGTATCGAATTTTGTGTGAGTTTGGTTCTCAATTTGCCACTGTTAAAGTGGCAAACTGGGCGCAAGCTGTAGAAGATAGCATGTATGACGCTGCCTTTTATGAGTACCTAGAATGGCGAAAAGAGCATGACGATTTATTAAATTACGAGCATCAACAGGACAACAACTACTAAGCGAGGTATGAAATGCTGACACTTGAAAAGCTGTACGAATCTGTATTTGAGCATATCACTGACAGGGACTTTGTTCGGTTCATCGAAGAGCCTGAAGAGGTCGAGCTATTGTCAGAGAAAGACTGCAAACTGATCAAGAAAGGGGGGAGCAATGGACAAAGCAAAGTTGATTGATTTACTCTATGAGGTGCTGCCTTACGTGCAAGAGTGGGAGCGAGGAAGAGCGAGCGAGCGAAAACTTGGTAATAGTGTGTCGTTGAAATTGTGGGAAGCAATCAAGACACTAGAAAAATGGGAGGGGGCTTGATCGTTATAATGATATTCTCCTCTCTCTTAGCTTTACTTTGCCGGGTTTTCCGCAGATAATTAGGGGCGGCCTGTGGGTCGCCTATCTTTCTTGAAAGGTAAAAAATGAAACACTACACACATGCAACAATTAAGACAGACATTTACCGCAACAATGCGCCAAACATTTTAGCTGGGACGCCAGTACAGGTGTCATATAAATTTAGAGAATTTAATCTAATATACAATAAACTCGAAGCAGTCTACACAGTGACACTGCCAGACGGCGAAAAAGTCGGTATGTATGAAAGCACTTTAACAGATTTTAGAGAGGTGGCACAATGAAACACTATATAGCAGCAGCATTAACAACACTGGCGGCATCTTGCACTTATGCGCCGGCATTTGCAGAACAAGCATATAAAGAGGTCACATGCGTGACCACACAGCAAGCACAGAGCCTACTAAAAAAGTTTAATGCTAGGCAGGTTTACAGTTTCAAAACTGAGTCAGGCTTTGCGTTAGTTGCTGAAACACCGGCTGATGACGTACTAGTGCTAGAATTTATACCAGAGCAAAATATAGCTTGTTTAATCGTTGACGGAAAGAAACATAAAGGAGCCTAAAAATGGATGAACAATTGGAAGAGCTAAGACGACTAAGAGCGCTATTGTTACAGGCACGCGATGCGCTAATCCCATATATGCAGCTATTGGGGCATGTGTGCATCAATCAAGAGCATCAGATATACAGGCCGCTATACAATCAAGCTGCACAGGTCGTTATGGCAATTGACAAAGAAAGCAAGCTATGACAACAGCCAGCGAATATAGGGGCTTACTTTGTGAGATCAGGGAGGTTTTAATTATAAGTGGCGATGAATCAAAATACAGGAAGCTCATTAAAAAAATTGACGCGCTACACCTTGAGGCGTTGTTGTTCCCGATAATGCTTAAAGTGAAGTACAATGTATATTCCCCCGATCACGTACCGGGTTACAAAAAAATAGGGGGAGTGTATCATCCTTGGGCTAATCTAACGAGGTTTTATAATGAATGAGGTCAGCGAGTTTATCGAGCATGTGGCGTGTGACTGGTGCGGCAGCAGCGATGCACGAGCAGTTTACAGCGACGGCCACTCGTATTGCTTCGCGTGTTCACCAGAGGATGCCTACCAGCCAGCGGCAACAGGCGTACAGCGGCAACAGCAATTTGAAAACGTACAGCGGCAACAGCCGCAGGAGAAAAAAGTGATAGACCTTTTGGAAACTCGCAAGCTAACAAAAGAAACTTGTTCTCATTACGGGGTAGAGTGTCTTGATAATGGCGATGTTGTCTTTCCCTATAAGAAAGCCAAGAAATACCGCACGCCTGAGAAGGGATTTAATTGGTCTGGGTATTCTAAAACCGTAGGCTTGTTCGGTCAAGATAAATTCCCCATTGGCAGCAGCAAAACCATAATTGTCACAGAAGGCGAATACGACGCTTTGGCTGCGTTCCAGATGCTTGCAGGTACGGTAGCATGTGTGAGCGTAGAAAACGGCGCTAATGGTGCTTTAGATTCGTTTAAGAGGCAATACGAATATCTGGATAGCTTTGACAAGATTGTTATAGCATTTGATGGTGATGAAACCGGAAAGAAAGCAGCTAAAGAATGTGCTGATGTGATTCCCCACAAAACCTACATATTACATAGTGGAGGGTTTTTCAAGGATGCTAATGACTATTTGTTATATGGAGATGTTAGTGGATGGTTAGCCGCATATAAAAACGCAGAACAGCACAAGCCTGAGGGAATTGTCCAACTCGCTGACATATTAGATAGCCTATTGGCTGATGAAAAAGAAGGTATTCCGTGGGTGTTTCCTACACTGACAAAGCTGACACATGGCAGACGTGAAGGGGAATTGTATGGCTTTGGTGCTGGTGTCGGCATGGGTAAGACAGACATATTTACACAAAGCATAGCCTATGACCTTGAACAAGGCTTACCAGTGGGAGTGTTTTACCTTGAACAGCCTATTAAAGAAACCGCGCTACGCATTGCTGGTAAGATTGATGGCAAGATATACCACATCAAAGCAACAAAAGAACACTACGAAGAAAGTCTGAATAGATTATCAGGTAAGCCATTGTTTCTGTTTAACCACTTTGGTAGCAAGGATTGGGAAACCATCAAACAAAAGATTGTTTTCCTAGCTAAAGCCTATGACGTAAAGATGTTTTATTTAGACCACTTGACAGCATTGGTAGCTGATGAGAAAGACGAGCGTAGAGCGTTAGACAGCATTATGTCTGATATGGCTAGTGTGGCACAGCGCAACAAAATTGTCATACATTTTGTGTCTCATTTGACTACACCACAAGGCGGGGAAAGCCACGAAGAAGGCGCTAGAGTACGTGAGCGTGACTTCACTGGTAGCAGGGCTATAGCACGTTGGAGCCATTTCATGTTTGGCATAGAAGGCAACAAGAACGCTGATGACAAAGAACAAAGGAACAAGCGCTTGTTTAGGGTCATTAAAGACAGATACACTGGACAAGCAACTGGTGAATCGTTTGGCTTGACATATTGCCCGAAGTCGGGTATGTTACAGGAATGTTCTTATTCTGATGAAAGCGAGGTGTTGTGATGACTGACAAGACTGACCGAGAAATAATGCATCAAGCGATGGTGGCGTTGGATAGCAAACACGACATGACAAAAGCTGAGTGGCGCTATCTTCAGTACCACGCTTTTAATGACCTACGCGAACGACTAGCGCAGCCAGAGCAGGAGCGACGCGAATGGCAAGGGTTATTCTTTGACGCAGTATATGAAGCATGGCATTCAGCGGGCATGGACGTACTTGGGGGTGACTGGAACACATTTGCCTCAAAACTTGAAGAAAAACTAAAGGAAACAAAATGACTGACCACATCATACTAACCCGCGCTGAGGCGCAACACTTGCTCAAAGCGCTAGAAGTGGCGACAACTCCGCTGGCAAAAGACAGACAGGAAGTACTGCGGGCGCAGGCCGCCCTACGCGAACGACTAGCGCAGCCAGAGCAGGAGCGACGCGAATGGCAAAGGCTGACAGAGAAGGAAATGAAAAACCTTGCTGGGCTGAACTTGGTTCATCAAGTTGAAACTCCTGATGTGAGCGGAGTGTTCGACTTGATACGCGCAGTTTCAGAAAAACTAAAGGAAAAAAATGACTAACTACATAGACATTGTTGACTACAAGTTACATGGTATTCCTTGTCAGATAGGTATTACAATGTATGAGCCTGAAGAAGAATCCACATGGGAACATTCAGGTTATTCAGCACAATTTAATTGGGAACTATTAGACAGAAAAGGATACAAAGCCAAGTGGCTAGAAAAGAAAGTCACACAAGCAGACAATGATGAGATATATGGATACTTATTGGAGAACTACAAATGACTAGAGACGACTTAGTTAAACAACTAGAGAAAGCAGAGCGCCGGAGCGCAGTGGAAAAAAGCTATGATTCAGACATAAGTTTTATTAACGCAAAAACAACACTTCATATTTGGGATATGGCCTACGCTGCTGGAGCAAAAGACGCGAAGGAGAGCAGTGCAAAAGTGATTGAAAACGAGTGCCATGATGATATGACACGAGCAGAAGAAGCAGCAGCTATACGCGCAACAGGTGAAAAATGACTGAAGTTATTGACTTTGCCAAAGCCAAGAAGGAACGTGAGCCGCATATTAGTGGTGAGTTGTTCTGCATGGGTTGCGGCCACACATGGCAGGGTGTGTGGGAGTTGGGTACTACTGAGTTTGAATGCCCTGAGTGCAAGACTATGCGGGGGCGTAGCAAGTTTGATATGGCTCCTGCGCCGGGTAGCAGCACATGGACCTGCAAACACTGCGACAACCAACTGTTTAACCTGCTACCTGATCGGATTCACTGCCCCGGCTGCGGTATGCACTGGGGCTACGAGGAGTTGACATGATCGATAGAGAGTTGTTTGTTATGAACTGGCTGAAAAACAAGTTGTGTGACTGGTTTCACGCTGGTGGCGACATTAAACGCGATTGTCACGGACGGATTAACTGGCAATGCCGCACATGTTCACGCTGGGCTGATCCGGTAGATCCGCAAACTGCGCGATTGATAACCGACAACGCGATTGAAGAAGCGATACTAGCAAGGGGTAAAAAATGACTAGCACAATTAAACCGCTGACATACGGCGAATGCAGTGACAATGAAATGTATATACAGGAAGTAGATAGCCCCGACATTCAGGTGGCTTATGTAGTGAATTACGGCGATTTTAATAAAACCTTGGCGCTTGCTCAATTGTTTGCCGCTTCGATTGACGTGACTGAAGCGCTAGAAGAATTGTTAGCCATGTGCCAACGTCAAGAAAACTTTAACGACGACGGCGACGGTTGCATGTTTGAGCGCGCCAGTGCCGCTATTGCAAAAGCAAGGGGGTGAGAAATGATATTTACAGTTAGGCACCTGATCGAAATCGCAGACAAAGCTCAAAAAGCAATTGCGCAAGGGGAACTAAAGCCGACAGACGAGGTGTATTTATCTCTCGAAGTGACCGATGACAATGACGAGGATACCGCAGAAGACAGGGTGCATAGTGGGGAGCTGATACAAGCGGGGGTCGTCAACACGCTAGATGGTCAGTACGTGCATATTCAAATGATAGGCGAGCCTAATTTCAACATTTTAGCAAGAGGTGAGAAATGACTGACATCCCATTTATTGCCGTAGGTGCTGAAGAACTTGGTGAACCTGCTAACGAAATTCTTTGCCCTCATTGTGGTAACATACATCCAATACAGTATGGAACGAGTAAAACATTACTGCCTGATGGTACATGGTCTGAATCAAAACCATGTAGGCTTTTAGGATATTACATGTGTGAAGGTAAGGCTTACTTAGCAACGCTTAACGGAAGGCTGATAAAATGAGTGCTAGTGTCAAAGAAAAACTTGACGTTATTTTGTTTTCTATGCTAGGTTCTAAAGAACTTGTTGAGAAGTGGTGGGTGTCCCCAAACAATGCTTTTGATATGCGTACACCATTAGCGTTGATGGAGGATAAAAAGCATGAAGTCATTGACTACGTGTTGGGGCATGCACTGAAATGAACTACGCTTACTTAGACATTGAGACAGACAGCAAACAAAGCCGCGTATGGATGTGTTGTGTTGATGATAGTACCTTTTATACTTTTGACTTCTATTCACCAAAGGGTTTACAGGAATATCTCGATGATAAATATGTTGTAGCGCATAATGGTATAGCTTTTGACTTCTATTGGCTTGAGAAATTATGGGGCATAAAGATTCCAGAGGACAAGCAGGTAGATACACTGGTGCTTTCACGACTTGCTAACGCTGACAGACAAGGAGGTCATAGTTTAGAAGCATGGGGAGTAGCGCTAGGACATCATAAGCTGCAACAGCCTATAGACTTCGATAAGCCTGATATGCAGTATTTGCATACTTATTGCAGACAAGATGTTGCATTATTGCAAAAAGTGCACATTGCTTTGCTAGAGGAACTAAAGCACTTTAGCGAGAAAAGCATACAGCTAGAGTACGCATCAGCTAGAGTGTTGGCAGAGCAGGAACGCTACGGCTGGCAGATAGATGTAATGAAAGTGTTGGAACTAAAGGCACGATTTGATGACGAATTGGCAGCTATTGAGAAGGAGATGCAAGAGGCTTTCCCCCCGATAATTACGGAAAGAATATCCGTAAAAACCGGAAAGAGGCTCAAGGATGATGTTGAGGTCTTTAACCCCGGCAGCAGACAACAGATTGTGAAGCGCTTGCAAGGGCTAGGCTGGAAACCTAAAAAGAAAACCGACAAAGGAAACTTTGTCATGGATGAGGCGATATTAGATGACATCATTGCTCAATGCAGCCACGCTGCTTAGACGTTACCTAATGCTCCAGAAGCACTCTGGAATGCTTGCAAACTGGCTAGAACACGCTGATAAGGAAGGTGTGGTACATGGGTATGTAAACTCATGTGGAGCTGTTACAGGCCGTTGTACGCACTCTAGCCCTAACATTGCTCAAGTGCCTTCGGGTAAGGTGCAATATGGCAAAGAGATGAGATCATGCTGGATTCCTAGACAGGGCTACATTATGGTCGATGTGGACTTGTCAGGTATTGAACTTAGGTGTCTAGCACATTACATGCAAGACGAGGAATGGACTAAGGAATTACTGGAAGGGGATGTACACACAAAGAACCAAATGGCAGCGGGGCTAGACACACGAGATCAAGCTAAGACATTCATTTATGCTTTGCTGTATGGCGCTGGAGCCGCTAAGATTGGAAGCATTACAGGGCATGGCGCTAAGATAGGTCAGGCACGTATTGACAGCTTTAAGGCTGATACACCACGCTATTCTAAGCTATTGGATAAAGTACAAAGCATAGTGTTAAAATATGGTAGCTTACCCGGACTTGATGGTAGACGTTTGTGGGTACGCTCAGAGCATAAAGCATTAAACACTTTGCTGCAAAATGCTGGCGCTGTTGTGGCAAAGCAATGGATGGTGGATGTCAATGTTGCAATAAAACAACAAGGAATTAGAGCGCATCAGTTAGGCTTCATACATGACGAGCTTGTGTTTGAATGTCATCCTGACGATGCAGAAAAGTTAGCAGAATTAGCAAAAAGACTTGCAAATGAAGTAAAAGATGTGGTAGGATTTAGGTGTCGTATTGATGCAGAAGCAAAGATAGGCGCTGATTGGTCGGAAGTACATTAGGAGAGTAGTATGAGAAAGATAATTTCATGTTTATTAGGTAGCATTTCAGGTGTCGCATTAGCATCTGGTGGTATTTCTATTGATACATGGGAATTTTGGGTTGTGTGGGTTTGTTTGCTTGGTATGTGTTTGAACTTAGTGCATGATTGAAATTTTAACAAAGGAGAGTAAAATGACTGACATAAGCAAGCGCACATTTTGGTGGCGCTTTATGAACTTCCTTGGCTACAGGCGCGTTTTTTACCTGCAAAGCGAAGTGTATCGAGGAGGCTGCTCCATTTTTTGTTGGGTTTACCATCCAAGAATTCCGAAGCGCGATTACACTCAAATTGATTCGCCGTTCATTAACCAATTCTATCCAAGAAAAAAAAGACGCGCCACAGAAGAATGCCCTCAATGAGGCTTAAACGATACTTGAAAGGAATGAAATGTCATATACATGGATGGGAAACCCAATTGATACACTTCCACGAGAAAAACTGATTGAAATTATAAATTGGCTTCGCCGTGAAGCGGAAACACTTAGAGAAGATAGAGATGCTTGGAGGAGAAGCGGTAGCGCAGTCAAATATATGTTTCAAAAACAAAACAAAGGAGAGTGAAATGAGTGTAAAAATTGCATGTGAAATTATGTGGGCTAATGACGCTGTTGAGATCAATAAGAACTACAACAAGGACAACACAAAGTATAAAGCCACTATTGCTAACATTAGCGAGAAAGCAAAACAAAAGCTGGAAGCTGATTATGGCATGAAGATTAACAGCGACGAAAAGAAAGGCTTTAGCTTCAGTGCTAAGAGCAAGTATCCCTTTGCCTTTGTGTCTCAAGGGGGCAATGCTATTGATGCTAAGTCTATTGGCAATGGTTCTAAAGCAGTCATTGAAGTGACTGGTAGTTATGACCATTCCTTTGCTAAACGGTATGGCAAGGGTGCTGTGATTAAAGGCACTATTGTAATCACTGAGCTTGTCAAATATGAGCCTAAAGGCGATGATAGTACCACTCCTTTTGACGCTGATGAGACATTGTGATGTTAGATAATCTTATTCAGGATGTGCAGGATGTCATCACTGGAAAGAAGCCGCCAGTGACCCCGAAAGAAAAGCATTCTGTTGTAGCTTCTTACGCTAAGTGGTTTGATGCAAGTAGAGAGCGTAAAGAGAAGGTGCTATACTTTTCGGAAGTGGGGGCTTCCTGCCCACGTCAATTGTGGTACAGATACAATAGGAGTGACATTGCTGAACCTTTAGATGC